TATCAGCCGGATTTCTATCTTTTATCCTTAGTCCATTGGAGCTTTCTTTGAAGCTCCTTTTGGTTTTTGGGCTAGGCTTTTGCCTGGCCCTTTTTGGGTTTTTAATGGCCATATGGCCTGTTTTGTTGGTTTCTCTGATGGGTTTTCTTCCGTCTCCACTGTTGTTTTTCACAGTGGTCTCAACATCCACACTGTGGGTTGGGTTGGCATTCTTTCTTCTAATTTGGTACACTCGCAGTTTTGTGAAGCGTGAGTTCCAAATAATCAAGAAAGTCGGCCCCAAGCATGCCCTTTGGGTTGATGATTCATCATGGATGACATGGTCTGGTACCATTTCTGTTCGATGGACAGCTGCTGCGTTCGAGGTTGAGGACACTCGTCTAATGGGCCAATTCCAGGCAAGATGGCTTGAGGCCATGGTTGGTTCCAGCAATTTCAATGGTTATTATGAACTCTGTTCTGTGGCGTGGTCCAGTTTCATCATCCATCTTCATGAGACATATCTTCCAGGCCCCCGTGTCTCCCTCATGTTTTCAGCTTGGTCTTTGAACCTCCTGATTGCTATTTACTTGAAGCCACTCCAGAAGTTTTGGTCCCTGTTAAGGTTCTACCTGGTTGCTGCATTCACCATTTTTAGTTTGCAGCCAGGGGCCACATTGTTCTTGGTGGGTTTCCTTTTCCGCATGTCTCAGTTTGTACTGTCCATGTTTTCCCGGGATTTTGTTGAGTGGGTGAATTGGACAGTCACTGTTATTGTTGTTGAGGTCTTGAATTTGGTTGTTGAATACCACTTCATCTCAAGGAAATGGTTTAATCGTTCTGGTTTCTATCCAAACAGTGGCAAAGGCTCTGTTGTGGCTGTTTTCACTGACACAATTTCGAAGCTTGCTGTCGTTGTGTCAGACATTGGCCTTCCACACTATATCATGGGTGGTAAAACGAGTTATGATAAGGAGCACATTCAGGAATCCCTTGAGTTGATGAGGGATGCTGGGTGGCCCATAAATGTTAGTCTTTGTGAACCCTCTCGCTTTGGCTCTGGCCAGGCGTATGCTGACTGGCTTGTCAGCGGCACCGATTGGCAGCAGGGCATTCACAATCGTAAAGTGTACCTTGACACCGCCCTTGATCCTTTAAGAGTGAAGGCAGTTGAATGGAGGAGAACAGAGGAATACAGAAATTCAGAAAATGAGCTCAAGTCGGTTGCTCGGTATCTTAAATCCCCCCGTTACAATTACCCTGACTTGGAGCTGGATGATGTCTGGTTTCTGGTTGGTGATATTTTTAGGCATTCCCGAATCACCCCTTTCAATTACATAATCAAGATGTGGGAAAAGAAGTATGCACTTGGTAGTTTCATGGTGGATCCATCTAATCCCCTAAAGAAGCATTCCAGGTGGAAGTTTATTTCCACCATTGGATATGCCAATTTTAAAAAGCTTTGGAGGAAAACATTTGAAATAGCTCCTCTTCTAGCTCCTGTTGCCCACGTCAGTGTTAAAGATGAGGCGCTCCCTCCCCGGAAGTACCTTTCTGACAAAGTTCGCACTGTGATCGGGTCCCCCTTGGGGCAGTACATCATGTCAACTGTTTGGAATTATTCTCCAAATCATAATTTTAAGTGGAGGGAAACCCCAATTAAAGTTGGCATGCCATTAAATGGTTACTGGATGGACCATGTATTCACTGCCCATTCTAGATGCCAAATTCATTACGCTGGAGACATGTCTGAATTCGACTCCACTCTTTCGGGCAAGGTGCAAGATCTGATTAAAGCCGTTAGGAAAAAGGGCTTTGAACATCACACTGACCGAGAGAGGATCGCTAGGCTAATTGACATAAATTATGAACAAGTGTCCAGGCAATTGCTCAACACAACCTCAAGTGGTGATATTTATAGAAAGGGAACTGGACTCACCACTGGCCATTCCTCAACTAGCATGGACAATAGTGTGGGTCTTGTGACTCTCTATCTTTTGGCATGGAAGGAAATAACAGGTCTTTCTGCCAAAGAATTCAAGTTTTACAATGAACTTTCCTGTTTTGGTGATGACCATTTGCTCAGCATGGCCGGGAATAAGCCTGCAGCTTGGAACTTTCGATCCATCCAGTCTGTGATGGCCAAATGGGGTGTGACCAACAATCTGGAAGCCTCCGGTCCTTTAGAAATGTTGTCTTTCCTCTCAAAGAAAGTGAGGTCTCCCACTCCCGCCGATCTGGCTGATTTTAAGTTAGCCGGGGTTCCCCGGCCAAGGTGGGCCGTGTATCATGAACGGGATAAGTTGGTTGGGAAGATGGTTGCAAAAGTCAAAAGTATGGCTCCTGAATACCGTCTTAAACGATTGATTAGTTACTTGTCTTTGACTGCTCACCACAAGGATGTGTATGACATGGTCACTGGCATCATATACAGGACCAACACCTTCAAGAAATATCTTAAAAGTGCACAGAATCCTAAAGGCATGGTGGTGCCAAGTTATAAGAAAATCATTCAGGACTGGTACAAAGAAGATGCCAAATTTCCTGAGAACATGATTGATGAAGTAACAGAGCAATACCACGTGGATGATTCGTTGCTGACTTATGGCAGCTTAACTCCCGTGGATTCTCTGCTTGGTGCTCTTGCTGTTATCCCTGACTTTGTCAATCCTGCCATTTTTAACATGGGCTATATGACCACACTCCAAAGCAAGTTGCATAGAACGGTTTCTTGGCCAGTTCAGTTGATTGCAGTGTCAAATTCAGCTTTTGGCCCTGCTGAATTAACTTACATGATGCGCAAAACCGTTTACGAATTTTTGGACCCCAGCATATGTGTTTATGTTGAGCAAGATGCAAATATGACAACATTGCTTGTGAGGCACTGGTTGTTTTTGTGGTTCAAGACTCTAGGAGCCAAGGCCCCAACTGTCTTTCCCCTGGCAGCTGTTGTCCGTCAGGTGGCCAATTTGCAGTTCACCATCAATGGCAAGCTTCAATTGGAAAGTAGAAGGTTTAGTTTTCAAGTGCATGACCTGTTCGTTGTGTCTCTTTTGTCCTTCATCCATCTTCCTGATGTTCTGAAGCCAGTGGGTGCAATAAATTTACCTGATTTAAATTTATTGTCGGAACAAGTTTTATTTGCTTTGCAAAACATGTTCTGGAAATCTCTTCCCCCAAATTATTCTGATGTCACGCCACACTTGAGGAACCTTGATGGAGGGAAAACACTTGTTGTTTCTGCCCCTACAGGTTCCGGAAAAAGCACAGCCTTAGTGAAACATTCTGGCCTAGTGGTTGGGCACTTATACCCGAAGATAATTGTGGTGGAACCACGAAGTTCTATTGTTAAAACTATTGTTCCTTATGTCAAAACCGCCCTTCAAATGGACGCTTCTGGTGCCACAAGTGGTATGACATTGGATCAAAAATCAAAGTTCTGGTATGTGACTGCTCAGGAGCTATTGCTTCACCCATCTTGGTACCAATCTCAGGCTCATAGTAATCTTTTCATCCTTGATGAATGTCATGTCAATGAGCCTGCATATGAACTGGCGAAAGCAGAGTTGATGAAGCACAAGTGTCACCGTGTGTTTGTCTCTGCGACTCCCGATTTTTCTACATTGGACCCAAACTCCATCATTGATGTCCCGTTAGTGTCTGCTAGGCTGTATAATGTGCATACTAGCAATGTTGTTCGAGATGATGTGTTGTCCAAGAACGACTTCACAAGGCACTACGTCTCTGACGTATTGGCATCCATTCACACTCGGCCTCGCAGTTCCATTGTTTTGGTGTTTTGCACTACTCTGGCGATGTGTTACCAGTTGTCGGAACAATGCCCAAGGGAAAACTTTGTTCTATCCTCCGGAATTATTGAAATGCCAGCTATATCAGCCGGCACAGTCATCTTTTCCACCAGTGTTGCTGATGTTGGCATCACCTTGCCAAATGTTGACATGGTGATCACCTCTGATATTGGATTTACTGTCACTCACACATTGGATGAATCTCATGAAGCATATTTCCGCTTGAGCGAAAATGATTTGATTCAGCGGTGCGGCAGAACAGGTCGTACCAACAATGGCAGTGCTGTCATTGTTCGATGCCCGAGAGCAAGGTTTCTCAAAGACCTTGCAGCCCTTAGCAAGGATTCCACTGTGTTTGACTTGATAACCTCTGGAATTCCCTTAGACACCATAGTGTCTACACATAAGAAATCTGTCATGTCATTGCTCGGTCTGGATGATATCCCAGAGGCGAGAGCTAATGCCACTATGGAGTATGCCCTTGAGCAATTATCCTTGTACAGGTCAAATTTGGAACCACTTCTTAATGAACGTGCGAAACTTCTGGAAATCGGAACGAATGATGGAAGCAAATCCCGGCCCATTGACAATGCTCGAATGGGAATATTGATGGATAGCACCTCTATTCCCACGCAAACTTTCATCAATAGCATTGTCAAGGTTGTTCGCAACCTTGGGCTTCGGTCCACTGCAAATCAAGAGGAAAGATTGGCACTTGAAGAAGAAATTAGAATTGCCTCTCTACCTTTGATTGGAAACATCAAGTCCAGGCTTCCTTACCCTGACCCAGACCTTGGTGAATGGGGAATGAAGCCAGACGAGGTGTCTTCTTATTTTGATTATGTCAGAAATCGTTGAATTGTAGGGCAAGCCACCTGAATGAGGGCCCCAGAAACATGTTCTGCATGTCGTGGCATGGATTCTCAAAGAGATACCAAGTCTGCATCGCAGGCACCACCTCCGGGGTCTTACCCGGAGAGCGCACATGTTGCTGCACCACCATCGGTGGTTTCTACTTCTGTTGCTGTAAAGAACGAGGTCACTGAAATTCTCCAGGAAGCTGATTTTGCTGGATGCACCTGGAAGGGTCAGCCCGCTTGGGCTGTCTCTAAGGACAAGTGGGCTGAGGTCGAAAAGAAATTAATTTCTCTTCAATCTTCTCAGGGCACCACTGTGCCTGTTACTGAACTGGCTGAATTACAGCGTGAATTGTCTTCCCTTCGCCTCATGGCCAATGATTTTAAAGACCAGAATGAAAGGCTCAGATACGCTGAAGAGTCCTTGTCTAAAGCTTTAACTCGCGCAAAGGAGAATGAAAAGCTTGCAAGGGATGAAGCTGCTATCACGATTACCAAGCTGGCCGCCACTCAAATTGAGCTGAAGTCGACACTTTCCAAAGTGTCTGCTGACAAGAAGCAATATGAGGAGGCAATCCGCAACGCCAAAAAGGCCGGGGAAGCTCAAACTGTTGAGAATTTGTCTAAAGATAAGCGCAGGCTTTCTGAGGACATCACTTCTCTCAACAACTCACTTCAACAGGTGAATTCGGATAGGAAAGCTGTTCAAGACAAGCTTAAGCGTTTTGAGCTTCAGGTAGTTGAGCTCAACAATGAATTATTGCTTGAAAGGTCCAAGCATGCCATCTCAACTCAGAGGGAGGGGTTTTCATTTGCTGACAAAGCAAAAGCAATGGGCAAAGAACCTGTTCGATTGTTCAATGTTGCAAGCCAGAATTTGTCAAACGTTGCGAAGCAACGCTTTCAAAACATTTCATCTAACCCGGTAGAGGATGAGAAAAACACTCTCTTTTGGCTTAAAGCCATGCTTGACTCAACTAAACATGCAGTTTTCAGGCCGTACAAGAAAGTCCTCATCCCACTGGCGGATGAAATCAAATGTTTTTCCCCTGATTCCAGAAAGATGTTCGATCCTTTCCTCATTAAGGTGAGGGATTCGTTGTTGCCAGAGGGGCAACCTTTGACGGAGGATGACATGAATAAGTTTTTGACCGACATCAACATAGATCAGTTAAAACTTAACAATGCATACAAGGCAAAGGGCTTTGTCACCCTTGCAGACCTTGAAAGACATGGTCTGTGTCTGGGAAAGCCTGATGCATCTGACATTAATTATATGGTGGTCAAGGGCCACCTTTTGCCGCACTCTTCTTCATCCATGAAGGATAAGACACTTGATGAGATTGACTCAGAGAGTGTTCATGTCCCGCGGGAACCCGAAGAGAAGCCTGCATCTGAAGACGGTTCCGATGACCCAGTTTCTTTCTGGGTTAAAGTCCGGACTTGGTTTCATGTGCAGTATGACTCTTTGCGTCCGAGAGTCAGGCGGTCTCTCGCTTCCAAGCCGTCCCGTTTGTTGACATATTTTAAATTGTCAACTGGCTCAAAATTCCAACGCATGATTTCTGTGCCTTACACATGGTACATTTGGCTTTTCCCATGAAATTTTACACCTGGCTGAGTTATAAATTATCGCTTGAAAAAGACGATATCACAGGTGATTTTGTTTATGGGAGTTTTGCCCGTTCTTCTCTTGATTTTTATAGAACCATGCAAAAATGGCTGATAATCAAGAAGAAGCGAACTGGCAAGTCAATGAAGAATTCAATGAATTGGTTGTCATCTTCACTTAGGAAGTTTTCTGCCACTTTTCCAAAAACTGCGCTTGCCATAACAGCTGCTGCGGCAACTGTTGGCTACATTGTTTGTGTGGGAATTGCTTGGTCGATAGCCTTCAAAATTTTGAAGATGATAAGGTTGTTCTGAAAGAACAAGG